CTTATTTTTTAATTCTTCTAAATTATTTATTTCTTCTATTTCTTCTACATCTGTAATTTCTTTTTTATTCTCTGCTTCTGCTTTTTTATTAAATATTACTTCTTTATTTACATTATCCAATTCTTTGTTTTCTTCTGATTTCGCCCCTCTTACAATTGTTATCTGTAAATCATTTTCTTCTTCGTCTAATTCTATTACCTTATCCCTGTTGCGTTTCCATTTGTCTGGTCTCCTGTTATTTAGCCACGCCAAACATGCAGTAACACTCGGAGCTACTTCTTTTACTGTTGTTTCTTTTATTAAATCCACAGGCACGCCATTAACCACTTGTCTGCCGATTGTTACTTTTATTTCTTTTGTTTTAAAACCCAAAGCGGATTTTAACAATGCGTTTTCCACTCTGTAATCTACTACTTCCCTACCAGTTTTTAGCGCCTTATCTATTTCTTCGTAGGTTCTTGCCCACTCTGACAATCTATTCGGGGCAATTCCTATATTCTCTGCAATCTGTATTCTCGTCTGACCGTCTCTTGCCCAGGATTCTATTAACATTAATCCGTCATCGGTCAGCCAATCATTCACTGCAGATTTATTTATATTTCCCATTTATTTTTATTTCACCACCTTAATAAAACAGCAAAAACCACATATTTCTATGTGGTCACTTGCCTAAGTATTTATTATTTTATTTTTTATTTGAAAATCAATTTACTTTTATGCTATCAAATTAACACTTACTAACTTAACAAAATTTTTATTTTGTTTGTGTACTAATGAAATAGCACCTTTTTTCGTTTTAGCGTTTACAAATTTTTCATCTGTATAACCTTCATTGTCTTCAAACCTTACTAAATATTCTTTTACTGTTAATTCTTTCATTCCTTTGTCCTCCTAGACTTTTTTATACTTTGTTTTGGGATTTTATTTATCCCTTGCTTCACTTTCTATACTTATTATATCAAATTCCACGCAAAAGTCAACAGTTTTTTTGAAAAAACTTTAAAAATTTTTAAAAATCCTTATGTTTTTAACATGTTTTAATTAAAAACCTTTAAAATTCCCTCAAATTGAATATGTCTGTGAATCACCAAGAGGCTCAAGATTGGAGTTTGCTGAATCTACGGAGGAATAATTAATAATGTATCTAAAACCCAACCTTGAGCCTCCACGGCATTTTAGGAGACACATAAAAGTAGTAAGCTTATTTATTTATAAAAATCATGGTCGAGATGTGTGAACAGATACTCTAGATTATTGCTCTGCCACGTATTACTGTATTTATTATACTCAAAATACAACTGCCCACGATTTTGTAAGATATCCATATATTTTAACGCCGTCCTACTGTTATTTGTAATTTTTATATTTTTTAAATTTTGGTTTGCAACGTCAAACTGCCCATCCTGGTACACAACCTCTTGCACACTATTTGGGAAATCCACGCTCTCCACCCTGTTAATTATTGTCTGCATCACAAAAGCCATGCCACCGACACCCTGGTTGCCAGCCTCCGCAATTGCTGTCTGCTGTAACAATGTCCGTTCATCCTCTGTAAGCTCACAGGCATTTACTGTAGTGCCTTTTAAGCACATTAAAAGTAATAGTAAGATTAGATACTTATGTCCGTGCTTCTCAATGTAATTCTCGATTTGATTTAAATATATAACTGCAATATTTAAATCCGCTTTGGACATCTCGACATCACCATTGTCTTTTACTTTTGTCAATTTCCTCTTTAAAACAGGGATTTTATATTCTTCCTGCATTTTCTTCTGCAAAACTTTATTATAAGTGCAAAAAATAAAATCAAAGATTAAAATTATAATTAAATTAATAATTATTAATTGTAAAAATGTATCCGCATAATAACAGTTAATGCAGATTAAGCAAAACATTAATATTTTAAATATTGTTTTAAAATATTTACTTATAAAATTTTTAAAACAATATTTAAAATCGTGTAACATGTCTTTTATTACATTAATTACCAATCTGTTCTTCATCCGCCACAATCTCCTTTACCGTCTGCTTTAACAAAGCTAAATGTTCATGTTTTACCTTGCAAAATGCAGATAATTTGCATAATTCGCAATTTGGCTTGTCGATACTATACAACAACGAATGTAATTGTCTGCATTTGTGGCAGTATTCCTTTAAATCCTCATCCTCATCGTAATTAACGTAGAGCGTTACAACAAAAGCTGGTAATTGCCCTTTTTTAACAGACTGTTTCAGTATATTAACAGTAATTAATTTAGACAATTCAACTTTGCTGTACACGTTCAAGGCAAGCCATTTGCATGCTTCCAAATACGCCTGTTTGGATATCTTATTTTTAAATGTTTTTTTGTAAAAAATCTCGGAGTAAAACATTTAATAAGCCCTCCTATAATTTTAAGTTCTCAACTTCTCGCTTTGCGAGCTTATCTACCATTTCGTTAAATGTATTTCCAGAATGCCCTTTTACTTTTGTAAATGTAATCTTAATTTTATCCTTTTTATACATTTCCAGTATGTTATCCAACGATTTCCATAGTTCACAATTTTTAACGTTTCCACCATCCGTGGTCTTCCAATTGTTTCTTTTCCAGTTCTGCAACCACTTTTGATTAATCGCATTTACAACATATGCGCTGTCCGAATTAATTTCCACATGCGTTAAATCTTTAAAACAATCCAATATTGTTAATTCGTCCAAAACTCTAACAACAGCTTTTAACTCCATGCAATTGTTAGTAGTAAGCAATTCACCTCCAGATTTCTCCAGCATTTTATCGGGCAATAAAATTAAATAAGCATAACCACCTGGTCCTGGATTACCACTGCAAGCCCCGTCTGTAAAAACCCTAATTTTAATACTTCCTCACCTCATTTCTAATTTCGTCCCAATTATTAACATTTAACAAATCTTTTTTAAAATCCGAATAAATACGGATTGCGCTCTTCGCCATTGCCTCATAGATGGATGCCGCATATATAAACTTATTGCTAGGATTTTTTAAATTTTTAACGCTTACGCAATAAATATCATCCTGTCCGTCTATATAATTAGGAGTAATGTAATTAATCATTATGGAGTACTTTCTGCACATTAAGGATATATATTTTTCTATTATTTTTAAATCGACCCTGTCCGTTTTTGTCTTGGATTGTATCTGCGGAATTTTAAGCAACGCATTCTGCAATTTCTCTGCATTTTCCTCAACTCTGCAATCTAAATCCAATATTTCATTTACCGTCATTTTTTGCCCTCCCATAAAAGTTTAAGCCAGTACCCTATACAATAATAAGATACTGGCTCGTTAAGGGGAATTTAATATACCATTAAAATGGTAAGTCTCTTAATTAATTTAAATTAAAACTAGATGTCCCAATCGTCCTCGTCATCATCCTCAACTTTAACAGGCTTCTTCTCGGATTTCTTATCCGCCTTCTTATCCGCCTTCTTAACAGGCTCATCGTCCTCCCAATCATCTTCATCATCCTCTGGCTCATTCATAGCCTTGTCAGCTTCCTTGAGGAGTTTAATGTAGGCATTAGCCTTCTGCTTCGGTTCTGCCTTTATTCCACGCTTCTTGCAGAGCTTATATAAATCTACAGCCTGCATTTCGGAATAATCCTGTTCCTCATCCTCTTCTACTTCTTCCTCCACTTTTGCCTTTGGCTTACGTCCCCTCTTGGATTTCTCTGCCTTTGGTGCTTCCTCCGCTACATCGTCTGCGACTTCCTCGTCCTCTGCATCGGACACGTCACCCTTCAGCATGCTCTCTATCTTGCGGACGGTAATATAGTCGGGAATTGCCCCCAGAACCTTCTCCAAGTCCCCAGATGCCACCGCCATCATGGTGAGTGGGAATCTCTTGCCTACGTCTTGTAAGTCCTCAATCTTGCCGTTTTTTAAAAGTCCCATTACTTCGTTCATTTTCCAATTTGTTGCCATTTTTTTTTTCTCCTTTTTATTTTATTTTATTTTATTTTATTTTATTTTATTTTATTTTATTTTATTTTATTTTATTTAATACATCCCATGTTAAGGTTCTATACATCTCTATTTTGTTAAATATTAAAAAATCTGCAGAGATGATTTGATTGTTTTAACAACCAATTCTGACTCTGCAGATTTTTTATTTAAATTCTCCTCTAAGGTTTTAATCCATATATTTACAACCGAAAGCATATACTGCCTTTTCATAATCATCTATATATGTGATATCATTAACATTTTCTATAGCACTCTTAGGAATCCAATGGCATTTATGTCTAGCACAGCCTGTGCAATTATGTCCTGTATAGAACATTGCATATACAGCTTTTTCTGTTTCTTTGATTCCACAAAATAATTCTAAACTATATATTCTGCCTAAATTCAATTCCTCAACCAATTTGTTCTCAAACCACTCTTTAACTTTAATTTCCATTTTTTTGTCCTCCTAGACTTTTTATTTGTTTTAGGGGTTATCCCCTTTACAATTATTATATTACCACCAAACGGTTATTTTGTAAAGTGTTTTTTTTAAAAAAAATATTATTTTTTATTTTAAAACACTCGTCAATTAATTTTAATGTTTGTCGGCAATATTAACAACCAAGTTAATTGCATCCCTCAACTCTATAAGCCCCTGGACATCGTCCACGTGGAATGCGCCTTTTAAATACACAGGGATAACCTTATCGTCCTCCACAACCTCTAACTGCTGTGCCAGCGTGTATCCGCCTTTAGAGCATCTGGATATAACAATGTTCCTGTTCTTCTGCACTCTTGCCTTTGCAATCTGCTTATATTCTATATTTCCCATTTCCTCTCTCCATAATTTTATAATAAAGCTTTAATTTTTTATCTCACATAGGATACCACATTCCGTCATATTGACTTCAATCTGCTTCCTCTTCCTCTATCTCTGCGGACATTTTTATTTTAAACAAATCCTTTGTGACGATGTGATTTAAATTATCAACCTCGATATAATCGTTTAGACCATTTAACTTAACAGTGCTTTCACCGTCACCGTCTATGTTAATTGCCTTTATTCTAAACATTCCCAGCTTCATCGCCTTTTCATCGGGCAGTTTGACAATAACATTTACATCGTTGTTAAGCATCTGGTTAATTAAAATTACATGCGTTAATTCGTCATAAGTAAATTTAAAGGTCAAATTAACCGCTCCATTTTCCGAAATTGAATGACCTTTATACTTAGCCACAGCTTGTATTGTAATGTTCTGCATCTTATTATTCTCCTTTACAACGCTTATATCTACAGTTAAAATTAATATTTAAACAATCGGTAATTGTTTCGTTCTCATTTAAAAACTTTTCATGGATGTCATTAAAACAATTACTAAAACGTCCGACAGTGGCTTTATACTTACAGATATTCACATTTAAACAATCCATACATATATTGTCCATTTTATCATTCTCCTAACATTTTACTAAATTTGTCAGCTCATCCATGTCTTTCATTTCTATTGCAAACAAAACATTCTGCGTGGGGATTATTGCGACATTTCCTTTGTCATAAGCCGATAAATTTAACAGTGTATTTTTACGGTTTAAAATTAACACCTTTTCATCATCCCTATAAGCCCACGCCTTGCATTTAATCGTCAAATATTTTCCATTTGCAAATTGTATAAATATTAACTTGTCTGCAATTTCATTTTCCAAAATTTCCATTTTATCTTGCACTCCTAAACTTTTTATATTTCATTTCCTGTTCATCATTAAAATTATCACGAGCAATTTTTGACGAACTAATCACTTTTCTTTCTAAAGGTTTTACTTCTTCATTTGATAAAATGGGTGAGCTAATATTTTTAATTTCGCCTGTTTTAATGTACTCTGACACCGATATTAAATCCTCAGGCTTAGACATCACCCATATTTCGCCAGTGTTTAAAAATTGGATTGCAAATATAGGTAGCTTATGCTCTATGCTTGCATTTTTTTCCAAAATCCTAATATCCTTTTGGTTTATTTTAATACTCTGCGCATCCGTGCTTTTTAACTGACAAATTAAATAATCATTCTGTCCGTCTTCCTTCTCTATATCCAGCCAGAACCGCTATTTATTGTCGGTTTAAGTCCTAAACTTTTCATAATTTCAGCTTCATTTTTGCGATAAAATTTAATAGAACGCTTTGGCATACGGCATCACCTCTCTTTTATAAAAGTATACACTTTTCCAAATTTTTTAACCTCTTTATTCACTGCAAATCTCCATTCGCTATTCTTATGCGTTTTTCTAATTCCTAAACAACATTCTCTAACATGCGTAGGACAATAACCATCTTTCCTCGTTTCTTCTATACTGTTATAAAATTTATACGGAAAAATTCTTATTACTGGTACTCTATAAACCTTTGGACTATTTTTTCTTGAAGTAGAAAGTCTAGCTTGTGCAGTCCCATAACTACTATTATATTTTCTATCGCACCATTCCAGATTGCACAATCTATTGTCACGTTTATTTTCATTTTTATGGTTTACATCTGTAAAATTATTTGGATTATCTAAAAACGCTTCTGCTACTAATCTATGGACACGATATTTTTTACGTTTTCCGTTTTTAAATAATTGCACATAGTCATAACCATATTTATTATGGTCTGGCTTTAAAACGCACCATGTTTTCTCATTAAAAATAATTCCATTTTCATCAACAGTGTATAAACCCTCATAACCTTTGATTGGCTTTTCCTGTAACATAATCAATCTCCTTATTTTATTTCGTGGGTTTTAAACCAAGAGATTCCATTACTTCGGCTTCATTTTTTCTGTAAAATTTAAAATCACGTTTCATTTTCTTCATCTTTACAGCCACAAATTAAATTTAATAAGTCAAGCCATGCTCTGCCTTCTTTTATCATTTCCTCGACTGTTTTAATTTTTTCTTCCTTTGGCATTTCATCCGTCTGTGGTTTTTCTTTGCCTGCATTTGCAAATTCTTTTTTAAGCTCTTTTATAAAATACATTTTATTTCTTTCATGTAACGATATAAATTGCTTATATGCCCTTATGGCAAAATCCTCGCTCTCAATCTTCTTAAACAGCTCGTTAATTTTCTTACCGTCCATGTTTCTGTTGCCTCCTTAACCTTAACAAATCATCCTGTGTTTTTACTTTTGCATTATAAATACAGCTCGCCTTCAAAGTTTTTTGAAACAGTGTTTCGATACAAAATTTGCACAAAACAAATTTCGTTTCCACAATTTGTAAATCATACATTTCTGCCGTGTTTTTAAATTCACAGCCACAATTTTTACATATGCTTTCAATATTATTGTTCACACGCATTTTAATTGCCATTTCTGTCTTACTCCATTTTGCTTAATTTTAAAACATACATTGCAATATTCATTAAATATTTTTGACGTTCTTTGCTTAATTCATGATACAAATTAAAACCAGTAGAGCCATCAAAATCTTTAAACAATTCATAATACTCAGTTTTTTTATATTCATTTTCCGTCATTGTTTTACTGAGTGAAATTAATTGTTTGCAAAGGTTATCAAACATTTTATCGTTAATTACATTTTCGGACAACTCATAATAGATTATACTATGGATAATTATTTGTCTTTGCAAATAGCTTGCTTTTACATCTGATTTCCAATAAACACTCGGTGGCTTATTAAAATCAATTATTACCTCTTTTGTCATTTTATTTTTATACCTCCATATATTTTATTTTGTTTTACAGCCAAAATCCTTATGTACATTATACACTAGCATATGGGTAATTAATTTGGTTTTTACAATGTTAATAGTTACCGTTTGTCAAAACATTTGTAATCGTCTGATTGTTTATTTTAACTGTAAAACAAAATATATTTTTATTTTAATTTTTATTTTAATTTTTATTTTAATACACAGAATAAATTATAATATTAATTACACAGTGTAATTATACAATATAACAATATATAATTTAATTACATTTAAAATTATAATTATTATAAATGTTATTTAACATTATATAATTAATAATATAATTAATATAATTGTTGTTCTGTCCGCTCTTCCTTGTTCCGCCCCCTACCCCCATAACATATAATAATATAAAGATTATCATTTGTCAACAGGGAATTTTTATTGCGGTATTTTACATTTTCTTAACCATCTGCGACCTGGAATGCGTTAACTTATCTATCCTGTTGTTCTTAAGGTCGATTGTGGCATCGTCAATTTCGGAGTCCATCCTTTTCTTCCTTTTTAACATTTCGTTCTCCTCGACCTCTTTTCTGTACAGACTGCATTCCGCATGGCACCCGACATGCCTGTCCTTGCAGTGGTGGCAGACGTGGAATCTTGTCAAAGCCATTTTAAGCACCTCCTGTTTTAATTTTAATGCTCTGATTTTAATAATTGCTTGCTTTTAGGCAAAAAGCCATACAGACAGATGCATGCGGAATCAGCCGCATCATCGTTGTAAGTGTATTTTTTATCTTTAATTGTAAAAACGCCTTTTGTCTTCCTTCCCGATACTGGGGTTAATATCTGTTCCCTAAACCCCAGATTCTCCACATATTTAATTGTACGGTATTTTTCGGGGTTAATCCCCAGTTTATTCTCCAAAGGCTTGGACGAGCCTACGATTGCGGATTTCCACGCCCTTGTGTCCACGCTGTAGACAGGGAGGCTGTAATTATCCGCAACATCGACTATTAATGCGTTTAACGCCCCTATGGATTTTATATAGTCTATATTTAAAAAGCCCTGTGATTGGAGGCGGATGCGCTCTATTACCACGAATGCCTCTGTGGGGTCACAGGAGGCTCGTAGTTGGACTTTGGCAAAGAGCGTGGAGAGTTTATCATGGAGGAGCTTTCTCTTGGCTGAATTGGATTTGAGGTGCTCCAAACGGATGGATGTAACCTGTCTCAACTGTCCGTTAATGCCGATGGAGACACCAGTATTCTTGTAAGATTGGTCTATGCCAATTACTATTTTATTATGCGTGTTATTATCTTTTTTCTTACAGTATTTCTCCACACACTCCAAACAATCCATGTATAATACTGTCCCATATTTCGGACACTTCCTTGACATTAAATTAGTCCTCCTTTTATATTTTAACAAAACAACAGGATGCTTTTTTACGGCATCCTTTGTATTTTAAATTAATTTAATTTTACTCTGCCGAATCCAACGTTGTAGCATGCATTAACCATATTACACTCCAAAGCCCTCTTGCATTTACAATCAGTACAGTCAGAGCATTTAGGGGGCAGTCTGTTGCTTTTTAAAAAATCATCCTTATAGACTTGCACATCGGTCATCCTGTCGATGTAGGGCTGGACGAATTTCTTATCGTAATCGTAAATGTACAATTTAAATTCCTGTGTATTCTTGTCCTCGCACAAAACAAAACCTTTTGTATAATCCTTACCGTTCCATTTCTTCTTCCGTTTTGCCTCCTGGATGCAGAAGAACATATATAACTGCAATTGTTTTTTTGCGGAAAGATGCTCTGACATCTTTTTAAACTGGAATGTATTTACAGATTTAATTTCGCCAACCATTACTGCATTAAAAAATTCGGGAATCCTGCATACAATATCGGGAGTATAGGATACTTCATACAATTCATTAAATCTCGTCTTATCCAAAGTCTTTGCTTTTGCATAACCAGCTCTAATTAAAAGCCTCTGCCATTTTTCATGAATGGCATTGCCTTCTTCGAATATCCTTAAAAGGCTTGCATTCGTATTTTCTTTCTGCACTTGTTTGTACAGCAGACTTAAAACTTGCGCCCTCACACACCAGGATTTCTCCCCGACAATAATGGAGGATGCATGCTGTCCTATTCTTTCCTGGCTCTCCAAACCCCTTGTCATTACCATATTTATAAATTTTGTTTCCTCATCTATGTCATGTTCTGTATAAAACATTTTGTTAAATATTTTTTCCAGCTCTGCGGATTCGGAAGTCTGAATTTTAGAACCATTTTTTTCTGCGGATTGTTTAATGCTGTCGATTAAGCCCATCTTATAACACCTCTACATATACAATAATATTGCAATTAATATTGGAATGTACATAATTAATATTCCAACCCATTGGCTTTTATTTATAAATAATATATCTTCTTTGTTATTTCTGTAACGCCTATTATAAATAAAAGCGATAAAGTATAAGAACATAAAATTTAAAATTATCAATACAATCTTTTTAAACATTATACTCTTTTCTTTGTGTAGGTAAATCTAATTCACACAAATTCACATGATATACTTCTTTTAATACCTCTTGCACAATTTTATCTTTTAAAGCTTCAGTAACAGATTTCCTTTCCTTAGCGCAATATTTAATTACGTAAGTAATTGCATCCTGCCTTCTTATTTCATATTGCTCTTTTAACTCTACATTTAAGCAAGTTCCCATTTATATTAATCCTCCCATATCGGTATCCATTTATAAGGATTTTTACCACAATATAATAAAATCCACCCTACACTATATTTATTAGTTAGAATATCATAGACTCTATATGTTGGTTTCTTACCTATTGTATTTGCACAATATTTATTCATTTTTCATCTTCATCCTCCATAAAATCTTTTGGTACTCTTTTACCAAATTGAGCTGCCCTTTGTATCATCAATTCTTTTCTTATTTTTTGAACATCATCAAATGATACAAAACCTCTATCAAAGAATAAAGGAATTTCACACTCGCCCATTGGGTTACATATTTTTGATTTTACAACTTTGCATTTCATAATTAAACCTACTTTTTCTGTTGTTGCAGAGTTTCTTGGGTCTTTATTTGGAATCTCAATCCATGCTCTACGTGCAACTTGTATTCTTAATGAGCAAGCATGTTTTAATTTTCTACCACCAGGAGTATCTGTTTTTTCTCCAAACATCATTGCATTCATTTTATCCCTTACTTGATTAATAAAAATTAATGTTGTACCTGTAATTTCTATTATTTCCTCAATTGTTGGTAAATACTTATTCATCAATCTAGCGGTTCCACCAATTCGTTGTTCTTCAATTGAATCTTTTTCCGCAGATTTTAAAACTTTTTCTGCATCTTCTTTTGGTACCATACTTGGTACTGAATCAATTCCAATTAATGGAATACCTGCTTTTGCAAACTGTATTGTTTTGTTGAAAGCATCTTCCCCATATTTAGCTCTATATATCAACATTTGCTTTGGTCTATTGCCAAACACTTTTGCACGCTCACTATCAAAAGTACCTTCAATTGGAATATCTAAACACAATTGTTGCAAACCGCATAAATGATACAATAAAGTTGTTTTGCCTGAACTTTCTGGACCAAATATTTCTACCACTCTTCCCTCTGGCATACCACCCCCAATAATTGCATCTAAGTCTTCAATTCCAGAAGACCATCTTTTTATATTTAAATCTGCATGTTTAGAACCAATTGAATATATTGTGCCTTCACCTTCTTTTTTATTTATATTATTGCAAAGACGGATAATTTCGTCTTTATTCATTTTAGACATATTTAACTATGCCTCCTATTTTAAAATTCTATTTCTTGCAAAGTAAATTTGCGCTCCAACAAATCTACTTGTGCTTCATATTTCTTGTCATCAAATTCTAAATTCTTGACAACTAAATATCTATTAACTTTATTCCGTAAGCTTTTAATAATTGTAGCAATATATAAGTCATTCTCACTGTCTGCGGTAACTTTCCTTAACGCCTTCACAAAATCCCTATTAGTTTGCTTTGCAGACTCAATAATTTCTTCGTCTGCATTTATTCGCTTTTCAATTTCGTAGGCGAATTTTTTAAATTCCTCGCTTGCGTTTTTTTCAATTTCTAAATAGATTTTAAATTCTCTCATTTTTTATTTTCTCCTTTTCTAAGATTTTAATTTTTATTGGTGTTTTGAGTGTTATCGCCTCACTTTTGTTCTTATTTCTTAATAAGAGCCATAACATAAATTCTTCTTGTTGTTCCTATTAACTTATCAGATATCCTTGTATCCTTAGTCAAGGTATCCTTGCCTACTTCTCTGTAGCTCCATCTGTACTGTCCTCTGCCTTGCGTAGAGCTGTATGTATAGACATATTCGGCAACTTCGCCATCTTTCCTATTGGGAATCTTCGCTATTGCCCTCTGTAAAGCTTCAGAATGCTCTACAGCATATACTCTTGTGTGACTCCTAGGTATGTTCTCACATTCCTTATTTGCTTCCTCTAAAGCCTTCTCATAATCTTTCTTTGTAATAACTTTTATTCCTTCTAATACTGTGTTTTTCATTTTTTTAATCCTCCTAGATTTTTTTAATTGGGATTTTCAAATCCCTTATTTATTTGTTAATATTATATTACCACAACTATTTTTATTTGTAAAGCATTTTTTTTAAAATTTTTAAAGTTTTTTTAAAAAACATACCGTGGTTTTATTTTAAGTATTTTTTTAAATAAAAAACAGGACTAATTAATTTTAAATTAATCCTGTTTCTAACGATTATTTTAACGCTCTGCTGTATAACGCAGAATTATACTTAGTTACTCGTTTTAAATAGATGCTTTTGTCAAATTCCAGGGCACCCTGTTCTTTTAAAATATCCACCACCCTGGATGTAACCACACGGTTTTTACACCTATCGTAAAAGTTGTCAAAGGAAGTGTATATTCCATTTTCTTTTCTTTCTGCGCAAATAAATTCCGCCGCCTTCTCTCCGACATTCTTTAAATCGGACAGCCCCTGTTGCAGACACATTTCTCCCTCTACTTTTCTCAATCTTGTTTTAGAGATAGAATAATTAACATGCGGAAGGAATATTACAGCGCCATCGTGCACAGCTTTTTCACAAAACTTATTATAATCTGCATCATTTCTCGCATATGCCAGTTTGCTGTACCAATATTCATTCGGATAATAAACCTTATAATACATTTCCTCCACGCTTATAAGCGAATATCCTGTTCCGTGACCTTTTACAAAGGAATACACTAACATGTTTTCAAACAAATTTTCTGTTTCGGATTTGGACAATCCATATTTTTTGCAACCATCATAAAATTTCTTTTTTAAATCGTTGCCGTTTTTCTTGTTTTCTTCCAGTAAAACTAATGCGTGGTCTCTGCCATGTTTCATTAATTTTAACATTTTGTCTGCATCCGACCACTCCATATGCGCAATATACACACATATCTGCTGTAACTGCTCCTGATATATAATTGTTCCGTAGCTGTCCGCAGTGTAAGCATAATAAGCACTCTGCTTTGCATCCTCTATATTAGCCTTATTCTGTGCATAAGCCTCTGGCATTTTAAGGGATAGAGGACCAGGTCTGTTCATGGACGATGCGGCTACAATATCCAGAAAGCCATTACAGTTAATTTTTTTTAAAATGTCCCTCGGTGTCTTTGTTTCAAACTGGAATATTCCATCACAATTTCCGCTTGCAAATTCTCCGATTACTTTCTCATCCTCTACAATTGTATCATAATTAACTGTATCCCCTGTTACCTTTCTTAGTTGTCCGATACTCTCCATTGTCTTTAGACCAAGCATATCAAACTTAATTATATTAATACTTTCCAAGTCGGACAAATCGTAATTGGTGTATATATCTCCATCCTTATCAATCCGCAATGCTGTATAATCTAATATATTGCCATCTGTAATTGCCACACCAGCCGCATGAGTGCCGATAAATCTAACTTTTAAATAAAGTTTAGAAAAGTGTAACATTATATTATCATAATCGGCATTATATTTCTGCGTTAAATTATCTGTAAGAAATTCCTCTTTTTTTAAATTTCCGTCTTCACCAATATACAAATTAACATGGGATTTTAATTCTTTTATCTTTTGCTTGTTTATTTTAATCTGCTCCTCGTCAATTTCCTTGTCCGTAGACAGCCCACATACCTTTGCTAAGTCATTTATAAGATTATCCACCTTATACAATCCGTAAGAGCAGATTCGTGCAGAATGCCCATTATACTTGTCTATTAAGTATTTAATTACCTCTCCACGTCTGGATGTTTCAAAATCTAAATCTATGTCGGGGTAACTTTTTTTATCTTTTCTTAAAAACCTCCTAAAATCCAAATCAAACAAAATACTGTCTACCTCTGTAATTTTAAGGGCATAAGCTACAATACTGTTGCATACAGAGCCTCGACCTGGACCAACAACAATTCCCTGTTCCTTTGCCCAATTTGTGTAGTCCGCTACAATCAAAAAATAATCGGAAAAACCATGATATTTAATTACCTCATATTCTTCCTTCGCACGCTCAATATATTTCTTAATGTATTTGCCTCTATCTTTTAATCCCTGTTTTATTTTATTTAACAAAATTAAATCAGAGTCATTGCACAATTTTGGAAGTTTTAATTCCAGAGCATCTAGATAATTAGCTTCACATTTGTTCTCAATTTCGTCAATATTAGATTCCATTTCTTTTATAAATTTCATACATGCAAATTCATTTGCAAAATCCTTTTTATGCATTTTATAAAAACGCTTCTGCATCTCGTCTGGTTTGGGCATATAACGCTCCGCATACGTCTCTTTAATTACATTTAAATCATGTCCAGCAATTTCATGCATTTTTAAATACGTTTCTAATTCATCTTTTCTGCCCCTGTGGGAATCCGACGTTAATATACATTTAATGCCTAATTTATTCGCCAGCACCCAAGACCTTTTATTCACTTTTTCCTGGACACCTACGTCTGTAATCTTATAAGGTTGTATTTCTACGTAAAAATCATCTTTAAATATACTCTGCATTTTTAATAAGTATTTAATTGCATTCTGCTCATTTCCGCTTATTATGCATTGCGCAAGATAGCCAGCAACACAGGCGGATGTGCAGATTAAGCCTTCATGGTATTTTTCCAACATTTTAAAATCCCAAATTGGATTATAATATTTCTGCTTTTCACCTTCAAATTGAATTCTGTTTAAATTGCCATATCCTTTTAAATTTTTAGCAATTAAAATCAAATGATAGCCTCTTGTCTGCGGTTTATATTTCGGGAGGAAATATCCTTCTACACCCAATATTGCTTTTAGCCCTACATCTTTACAAGCATTATAAGTTTGTATTAAACCATTTGTATTGCCGTGGTTAGTAGTGCTTAAAGACTTATATCCATATTCTTTAGCCAATTCTGCCAATTCGTGGGCTTTTCCAAAACCGTCAAAGGTGGAGTACTCATCATGCGCATGGAGATTAAACATTGTATTTTGCCTCTTCCTTCTCTAATTCTTTTTCTATTTTATACAAAGCCAAATTCGCTTCAAGTTCATCTGCGAACCATGTCTTACCAAATTCTACATCAGCAAAGTATATCTTATCATACAGGTTATCTTCTCCACATTGAATATACCATTCGTTAGCACTACTCATGCCTTTACCTATTATAATCTTTGTAACCACACAAATAAAGACACGATTCATCCAATACTTGCCATTTTTAGTATTACGTATTACTACATCTTTATTCGGAATAAAATAGATTTTATCGTTTACACTGCAAGGAAACATAAATACATTGTTAAAACTCTGCATTTCCCCTACAGTTTCCAATACATTCTTACGCAAAAGTAATTGGCATTCTGTGTTTCGACAATAACTACCACTATCATAGCGTGTGTCGAGCTTTTCTAACTTATTGGTTAATTTATCTGCATCAATTAATCTCATTTTATTCTCCTTTTTTTTTATTTTAATTTAAATAGGAGGATGGACAAAATCCTCTTAAAATTGCTTGTTAAACAAAAATGAAAAGTTTTGAATTGTTAAATTTAAGCACTCTCTTTGCCTCCATCATTTTAATTTTGTGAACTCCATTCTGCATTGCGGCAGGCGGATTTAAAAAGTTTTCCGCATCACCAGAAAAAATAACTCTATCTTCGTCATCAAAGATAATTGTTATTTCTTTAATATTATAACGAATCACACAACCCTTTATTACACTCAAAACTTTCTTCATATTAATCCCCATCCTCCTTAATTAAAAATGCAACAGTTTTTTTTAAAAAATAAAAAATTATTTCCATACGCACAGCATACAGTACTTACGTGTAATTGTAATTGCATTTATCAAACCGCTATTGTTAAAATCTATGCATTGTTTAAAGACACCCTCGGACACCTCTCTGCCACGCATTGCACACCCTGTCATTTTTACGTTATTTGTACTTTTTTTTTATTGCAGTTTAAATTATTGCCGTTTATTTTATCATAAAACAATTTAAACGCCTTTTCAAACGCCCCGATACCGCTAAAAAGGGAACAGATTTTTACGTCTTTAAACAAATACGGCATCACCTTATACAACTCTACCAGGATGTAATAAGGACAATTAACTATTATACTGTTGCCAGCCATCTTATACATCTGCGATTGCGTTTTATCCTTACCATTGTAGCAATATTTAATAAGCATCTTCCTTGCAATAGCGTAATCGGCATCAGAAAACCCCATTAGTCTAAAATATTCATTCGGCGTTAAATTACGAATTCTAAAAGGAAATTCCTTATCACCATTCTGCGTAATTTTAACTGGAGATTTGTGGTCAACAGCATTTAACGTCCTCACAATATTATTATCAGAGTAAACCAGATTGCTTTGGTGTTTAATGCCATCTTCGGATTTTTTTAAAAAGCCAATCGCCTTAAAATTGTCCTCATTCTGCTCCATAATTTTATACGCACCTTTATAATCCTTTGCCCCTAACGTATCGGAAAAATCGGAATTTAAGTGTACCATATCACTTTTATGCATTTTTCCTGTCTTAGTAACCTTTGCACAGCCTACAATATTCGTAACACCCTTAATTTTACCGAATGGAACAAATTTGGACATAGCCTCCTTACTTAAATAATATTTCTCATTAACATCCTCGTCTGTTAAATCATTTAATTTTATTTTAAGAGGTTTTTCTTTTGGAAATCTAAACTTTCCATTATCCAAATCTTTCTTAATATATAAAACAAAGACTCTCTCCCTGTTCTGCGGAATTCCGTAATCCTTGCCATTTAAAACTTTATAATAAACATTATATCCATAACTTTTTAATTCATCTATAAAAATATTAAACGTGTCTATATTTCTCTTAGACATTATTCCAGGAACGTTTTCATAAACACCGAAATTCGGCTTAAAATTGCGAACAAACTGTAAATAATAAATTAAAAGACTGGACCTGGTCTTATCAATATCATCACCACTGCAGTTAGGACAATACTTACGTTTGTTATATTTAACAGTAATCGGATTATACTCGCATCCACAATCTCTGCAAATCCATTCGCATCCTTTATTTAAACCAGCGACAGAGAAATCCTGACACGGTGACCCTCCAACCAGCACATTAAAAGGTTTAACGTCTGCTTTCTTCACCTTGGTGATATCACCTAGATTCTTACACATCCTCTCCTTATGTATTCCACAATAGGCAACACTTGCATATTTGTCGAACTCGCAAAAATTAGTAATTTCATATTCCATTTTTAAAGTTTCCTTTTTTTGTTTAAATAATTTGGAGTGGTATTTAAGCCACTCCATTTAATTTATATTAAAATATTACCAATCCTCTTCGTCCTCGTCATCTTCCCATTCCTCACTCGCCTGGTCAGCCTCCTCTAAAAGACGGATATAGTATTTCTCAGATTTCTTCGGCTCTGCCTTTACATTCCTTTTCTTGCAGAGGACATATAATTCCTTTGCGGACATGCTTTCATAGTCGGCTTCCTGTTCATCCTCGTCCTCCCAATCGTCCTCGTCAGAATTATTCGAAGCCTCACTGTCAGCCTCTTTAAGTAAGTCTATATAATACTTAACCTTCATCTTTGGCTCTGCCTCAATGCCCCTCTCTTCGCATAGAGCATATAATTCCTTTGCAGACAATTCGCTGTAATCAATTTCCTCTTTCTGCTTTTTTGTTTTTTTAGCAACAGACTCATCATCTTCAATGTCATCGTGGTCTGCATTCTCGTCTGGATACGCCTTATCCAATATTTTTAAAAATGCGGATTTGGAAAGTGGCTTTGCCTTGCTGTTTTTAAAGCTGTTCTTATCCATCGGGACAACACTAAATGTCTTATTCTGCTGTTTGCCAGAAACAGAAATTACATAGTCCCTGTCCATCAATGTTCCGTAATTCTCATACATCGCCGCAATCGCACCAATAGGGGAACAATTGTTCATCGGGAACATGAATATCTTAACTTCCTTCGCTTCATAATCCCATACAGACCACGCATACTGTGACCGTGTCCTTAACCCCTCTTCCTCACAATAAGGGCAATTTCTGCCATATATTTCCTGGCATGGAACATTTATTCCTGTTTCGTAATTGTCATGAAATGTAATTTCTAATCCGTCATCCATGTCATTTAAAAATCTTATTCTTTTCTTCTCCCCCTCACGAAAGAAGATAAACTTGCCCCTGTTCTGTCCAGATTTCTCCGCATCTTTTTTAATTTTGTCTAATATTCCCATTTTTTTATTTCTCCTGTTCTTTTTTTTTATACAGCTAATCAAACTACGGATTTTGCTCAATTTAACATATATAGACACGCATACCATTTTAACTCTCTTCCTGACAACTACACCATCTCCGCAACCGTGTAGGCACGCTAATACTCTTTGCTTATGTGTAAGTTAATGTTATATAATAGCTACCGCTTCTGTTTATCCTGTGCCGATTTAATTCTATTCAATTTATTAATTGTTCTCCCAAACATTTTTTTAAATTGCAAATCAGACATTTCCCCTGGGTCTTTTATCCCTTTTATATAATTAAATCTTAATACATTCGGGAATATCGTCCTCAAATACTCTGTTCCTTTTATACCGCACTTATCATTGTCCAATGCGGATATTACATATTTTATATTCTTACAATTTTTAATTTTAATTTCCTGTTCATGGGACATTTTCCATCCCAGAATTGCAACTACGTTTTCAACCCCGTTTTGTAAAAATCTGAGTCTGTCCATGTAGCCCTCAACTACAAATACATAATCTTCCTTGCCATAATTCCCGACCAAGGTTGTAGCCCTACTAAAACCCTCGTTGTACAGATATTTGCGCTTTTTCTGCACCTCTAAATTTGTTGTTCTGCAAACCCAGCCTTTAAATTCCCCATTATCCATCATAGGAAATATAATCGGATATGAATTATTATAAGTAATCTTAGCATTACATTTATTTAACGTAATTGCATTAAAGCCCCTGCTTTGCATATATAATTTTAAATCTTGCACATCCGTACTTTTGTCTTTTACCCAATTAATTGTAGACAGACCATAGTAATAATCATGCGCAATATTATAATTATCCATAGTCTGCCTTTTAGCTTTTTTATAACTATTATTAAATTGTATCTTACGTACTTTTTTAGATTTTAAAATATCAAATAATTTAAATACGGATTGCAATGTATTTAAATCTTTATTAGCATCCTGGACAAAAGTTAATGCATCCCCCGATTTATTGCACCCGAAACAATAATAAATGCCTTTTTCCAAATCCACAATCATACTGGGATTAACATCCTCGTGAAACGGACATATAATTTTATAATCAGATTGCGTGGCATCGGGAATAAGACCGTAATACATTAATACTTTTGCCAAATCCTTACCGTTACAACTAAACGTATACGGTTGTAAGTCTTTAACTTTACGCATAAGGATTACTCCTTACTTATCTTTATATATCCAGCATTTTCTTTCACTGTGTAAGTACCTTTTACATCCTTCATTTTAATTTCCCCGATATCAAACAGCCTGTCCATAGTCGCTGTATCTACAGATTTATCGACCTTAATATACTGTTTAAATATTTTAGGATTTACACCGCAGGATTTAAGATACTTAATCAAACCTTCCATATCCGTAATGGTATAATTCTTGATTATAATTTCATTTAATAATTCCTTATCATCAATTACTTGTTCTAATTTATCTGCATCAAATATCACTTTTTTTTGCTTTATAAATTTAACATCATAATTAACTTTTCCATTCAATTCATTATTATCAAATTTTAAACCATCTATTCCATTTACAAACATGAAATTTTTTATTTCCTTTTCGTATTCTGCTTTCTTTACTTCATACTTCTTTTTTAACGCACTAAACTTTGCATTAATTTCATCCAATGCAAAAATTGCATTAATTACTCTTTCGTTCTCTGACTTATTGTTTAACTGCATTTCGCTCACCACCCTTTAATTCGCTCATCACAAACTTGGGCCAGCGTTTCCCTGTCCTTACCCACACAACATCGTCAAAATTAATTATAAACTCCTTTTTATATTGCGTGATTAATTTAATCTGCCTCCTTTTATAAGAGACATTCTGTACAGCCGCAGTGTTCAATCTGCCACTGTATTCCCTAAATGCAATTAAAGTTCCTAATTTAAGACTATCAAGATACATTTCCTTCTTGTCACTAACTGCCGTTTCATTTACTTTTTCTACGGCACTATCAGTTTTTTTCTCAATCTCCTCTTCGACTACAGCTTCCTTTGCTTCTTTCTTAGTCTTAGCTGTCTGCCTCTGCATTTTTAAGATTGCCTTTACCATGTCATCCTTCTTAAACCTGGAACTATTGTGATAATGGACAATGCCATTATCCTTGCAAATTTTTGCAAGTTTATCACATGTTAACTTTTCTAAATCTTTTTTGGACATATCTACGTCCTCCTTTTTTTTAATTTGCCGTTTTGGCTAGCAGCCCTAACTGGATTCGGACCAGTAACACAAGGATTAAAATCTTGCATTTTACCAATTAAACTATAGGGTTTTTAATTTATTTAACAGGAGAGGCTGAAGCCTCTCACTGAATTATATGCCTAATATAAATTTACAATCTGCAATTTACTGTTTTATTTCATTTTCATTCAAGATTTTAAATAAAATTTTAAATAAATACTCTGTCACCACACTCTTTCCCATAATTCCAAGAAGCTTGTATAAAAATATTCTTTTCTATATTTACCTTTTTATACTTGCCTTCGGCTTTATATGTTTCAGCTTGCTTTTTTGCTTCTTCAAGATTTATAAAGCTTTCTTTTGTATGCGTATACTGCTTACTTCCAATTCTTTTTACATAAATAAAATATCTTTTGCTATCCATTTCTTTTCCCTCCTGAGATTTTTATATTTTAGGGAGGAGTTTCACCTCCCTTTTAATTTAATTATATAATAAACATATCTGTATATGAATTTCTAAATGTTGCTGTAGAACCATCTACAAATTCTAAAACTAAATATTCATGTAAATCATCTATGCAAGAACCATCTGTCATGCTCTCGATTTCCTCAGCTTCTTCGTCATCAACTATACTCCACTGCTTTACACCTTTATAGCTGACTTTATACGTTTTACCTAAATCTTCTGATGTGTATTTATTATTTTCGAAAAGTATAACATTGAATTCTGCTTTTGTTAAATCACTCACCATCATTGTTCTTGTATAAGTTCTTTTCATATTTTTGTCCTCCTAGACTTTTAATTTGATTTTTAAATTTCATCTGAAATTCATTGGTACTTTTCATATTAAGGACTAATTGTTCTCAACTGCCCTCATATTACTACTTCCCTTATGTTGATTTCTTTTTCTTTTGTTTATTATTTATTTGTTAATAAGAGTATATCACAATAAAATTGATTTGTAAATAGGTTTTTTAAAATTTTTTTATTTTTTTTAAAATGAAGGAAAACACCGTTTTTAACACTCTAAAAGGCTCTGAAATTAATTTTAAACAATTTTAAATGTTTTTATCACATTAAAATATTTTAATTAATTACAGAGCCTCTGGTTAATCTACAGCTATACCCCCAGCCATTTGGTTATCCTGTTCTTTAACGTCTGCTTCTCCTCCACCCACATGCCGTTTGTGGCTTCCTTTATTTCATGCTCGATATCGTCCAAAAAGTCCACCAGCTTGTCCATACGCATTTTCTTAGATATTTCGTTCTGTTCGGTGTATTTCTTTTTTGCAACGTTGTAATCATTTTCGGTTTTCTCAACGTTTTGATACATCATTGCAATATCTGCATCCTCGTTTCTAAACATTGTCTGCTGTCCGTACTTCTGCCACTGCTCCGTATTACGCATCTGCTTATAGATAGTGTAATAATACAGCACCATAGAGCAGTCTTTAATCATGTCGATTACCTTGCCCATTTCGTCCGTGTCTATACATTCCACGCCTTTGTCCATTTCGGATTTTGCAGATTCCTCCAACATTTCCATTATATTTTTAATTTCATGCATTTAAAACACCTCCTTTTTATTTTAACTTAAACGCTCCACAACAAGGTTTGCATTTTTAACATTTATTGCAAAGGCTGTTGCGCTTATAACGCTCACAGTTACACAGCAAGGCGCAGAGACACGTATAAGATGCGTGGTGGAGATATTATTGTAATCGTCCGTAGCACCTGGTGTGGTGGACATGGTGCTTCCAGGGAGTGCCTCCGCATCCACGGCAAGGGCTAACGTCATCGTGTCTGCTGTTCCGCCTGTGGGGACGGCAACATCCGCATTAAAGGTGACCTGGTAGATGCCAGGCTTAGTTAAGACTACCTGGGAGCTTCCCTCCCTGTGCCTTTCTGCACAGCCAGATTTTAACGCCACATTTGCAAATAAAACAGCACCATTCTGCAGTACTTCCTGCACCACGCTATTAGTTAATTCAATCATTTCATTTTCCTCCTTAATTTAAAATAAAAGGCGGATTTAAATTATCCGCCTTAAAATTGCAAAACTGTTATTAACAGAGATATCCTTTAATTTAATTTGGATAAAATGCTAATTATTTTATTTTGATTTTCCAAAATCTTTTCCAAGTATTTTTTATTCTGCTTTTGTAATTCTCTAAAAATGTCATCATTCGTACTTTGTTCCTTATTCTCCTCATAATTAATTAACTGAATTATAAAAGAGATAATCGCCAGCAAATCAATAAAATCAAATTCCAAATTTAAATTGTTATTGTCCATTTTAATTAACCGCAATTACAGCCATTACCAAATGCATTTAACGCTAAAAGCTGACTCTGATATGGCGAACATGTTAAATAACTTGGACGAGGGGTAGGCTGTAGCTGGCTAATAAGATAAGAATTCTGCGCCTGTTGGCTAATTTGGAAGTTTGCAAGCTGTAGCTGTTCCCTCAAGCTATTAACCTCCGTCTCGCACATCTTGTCCAGTATCTTCTGCGTATTTGCATTGTTGGATTGTATTATTGCGCTTGTATTCTGCGCATTTTCAAATTTGACGTTGTCGATATTTCTTTCCACGCCACAGCAACAATTCTGCATCTGATAGCCTAACTGCGCCAATCCACTCTGTGTATTAAATCCCTGTTGGGACACGTTCTGATTAACTGTATTAATCTGCGCAAGATTATCATATCCTAATTGACAAATTCCATTAGAAATACCATCCAATTTACCAACAATATTTGCATTGTCAAAACCCCTCTGAATATCAGCATTAGTATTATTTGCTTCTGCAACAAAACCTCTGTTACTATTCATCTGAGATAACATTGTGGCAAGTGCTAAATCATTATTGCCACCATTTCCGCCATTACCTCTCATGCCACCATTAAACCAGCCGCCAAAAACAATTAAGCCGAAAAATAAAATTATTGCCCACATCCAATTGTTATTATTGTCATTAGCCACTGGTACATAATCTGTGTTACTAAACATAATTTTTACCTCCTTTAAAAATTAAAAATTTATACTTTAAATCTTGCAAGAATTTAGTATCATTTTAAAGAATTAATTTCTTTTAACGTATCATTCACCAATTTCTCAATGTCGACTCCACGTTCCTTAAACATATTAGTCGCTTTTTCCTTTGCATTTCCAGTATTCGCCATTTGTTTCGCCTGTGTCCACATTGGATTATTGCCAAATTTGCTATCCATTATCTTCATCGCAACAACACCAGGGTTTGTACTGTTTAGTACATTTTTAATTGCTGTTTTCATTCCGCTGTTCATCATTTGTCTTATTATTAAATTTATTTGATTTCCTTGCATTTGCATTATTAACACCTCCGTTTAATAATTCCTCTTTTAATGTTTCAAATTTTTGGTCTAAATATTCCTTTATGTTAAAATTATCCTCTTTTATATTTTCATTTTTCTGCTCGTCAACCGCAATTTTTTTATAAACCGAATAATCACTTAAACCAGTATTCATGTTTAAAAATTTTGTATAAATATATTCTCCGTTTACCAAAGGAAAATACGAAACAGAACCATCCAAAGGTGTTTCGGTTGCTTTTACAGTTTCAAAATCACTTACCATCTTGCCTTGTATTCCATTATTCTGCTGTGGCATGTTTTGGTAATTATTCTGCTGTGCAAACTGCGGATATTGCTGTTCTAACTGCATTAATCTTTGCTGTGCGTTTGCCATCGGATTATAATAATTGTTATAATAAGGCTGTTGCATGTTATTATACATTTCAAATCCCTCCTTTTAATTTATATTTTAATTATATTACTTTTAAATTCTAACAAATGTAAACTAAATATATTTTAAATATAATTTTGTGATATCAAAAATATACAAAATAAAAAAGCCACTACATCAAAGTAATGGCTCTATTTTATCTAAAATTCTTTTGTGCATTTTTAAAATGCCTTGTTCCGAATAACCTAAAATATCTGCAATATAATCAATTGGTTTTTTATCTATATAGTACATTAACATCATTTCTTGCTCTTTTTCGTTTAGCATTGTTTCATCTAAAATCATTTTAAATTTGGTTTTACCCAATCTTTGTATCTTGTGTTTTACCTCTATGTGGTTTGTCATATAGTAGCACCTCCCACATTAACACATATAGAACTATAAATAACAACATTCTATTCTAAGATTTTATTTTATATTTAATTGCTTTTGCACTTCTCGCATTTCTGTCTGCAATTTAATTATTGACTTTGAATGTTCATCAATAATTTTGTCCAGTTCACGATTTTTCTCTTTCATGTCATTTTTAATTTCTTCAATTCCATTTACACATTGTTCAATTTTTGCAAGTAACATTCCGTCTTGTTTTGCTTTTGTAATTTGCGCCGATGTAAAAGTTGCTACACCAACTACACAACCAATAATGCCTACAATACAACCTATTATTGATATAACACTCATTTTATTTCCCTCCTTTTATAATTTACCTCGGCACATAAACTGAAATTGTATCACCTGCCGTTCCAGACTCTTTTGCAACTCCATTAGCATATAAATCACTAGCTTTCTTTACAGTTACATTGTTTTCTAAACCTTTTAATAATATACCATCTATTTCAAATTGCATTAAATATAAAGTATCACTAGTATATGAACCATTTTTTAAAAGTATATTATATTTACCATTCTTTTCAAAATAACAACTTTCACCACTAAAAGTATATACAAGGTTTCCAGCAGAATCATATATATATGACCCACAATCGTATAAATTATTTGGATATTCTATTATTTTATCATTTACGGCTTTTATGATATTTTCATTTTTGTCGTAAGTAAATACATAATATCCCTTACCATTAAATAAAACAATTGTATTATTTATATTTATATAAAATATATTTTGTTTTAATAAATAAGTATAATCATTTTGTGCATGGTAATAAATATATAAAGAAGTACCTAAATTATAATTACATATAAAAACATTAGTCTGTATTTGCACAAAAATCAAATCATCATCTAAAATACAAAATGAAGGAGAATAAAATACTGTTCCTGATACTGACGTAGAAATAACTGACGATAAATCATTTGTAAAATTATATGCTGTATCTGTATAATATACTGGAGTTACCAAACTAATCAAATTATCCTCTGTAATATTAGATGAATTATTAAAATTATATTTAACCCTCATAATTATATTCAAATAATTAGTATTAAGTAAAGACAATAAATTATCATCTTCGCAAATGGTATTATATTCTGATGTCCATTTTAAAGTACCTTTAAACAAATATACTACCCAATCATTATTTTTATTTTCACCTATAACATTAAAATGAAATGGAGTATACCCAAATTTATTACTAGTACTAGTATCAAATGACATATAAGCAACTTCTTTTTTATTACTAATTATAATTTTGTCATTAATTTTATTGTAATACACTAATATCCTTATTAACCTTTTTTCGTAAGAATAATTTTTGTAACCAATACCATTAAAAAAAGCATGAAACATTAATAATGTTCCATCACTATCATTGTCTATTATATTCAATGAGGCAATTTTAGACACATAATTAGAATTTGCAAAATTTACATCTGTATCAATTACAATATCTTTTTCAATCAAATTAACATTAATTTCTACATCTGATGTACTAGTTAAAACATCCGAACAATCAATTACTGCAAATTTTACATGTAAAGATAAACTTTCTTGATATTCACAATTTATTTTTGTTTCCAAAATAAATAAAGTATTATCAGCAAAATTTGTGTTTATTTTTTCTTCAACATTTGATATTGTTGCATAACCTACATATTTGTTTAATTTTGTATTATAAAACCTAATTATAAAATTATAATTACTTGTTGTCAATGAGTAACAATAAGCATATATATCATCATTAATTTTAAAAATCCTACTATTAATTAATGATTTATCAGTATTAATCAACATATCAGCTTCCAAAGTTGAAGATAAAGTAACAAAGTCACCAGCTACAATATCATCACCTACAATTTTGTATTCATCTGTATCTGCATTTAAAGCAACTCCACTATATAAGTTTGTATTTGTTCTACCTCTCATTATTTTACCCTCACTCTTATTACTGCATAAATATCACTTTCAGGTTGTCTTTCTGCTGTCAATACAATTTTGCCCGTTTCTGAATCGACAAATATAACACTTCTAATTGCTTCATTCATTGAATCTTTTGTAAAGTACACATCAATCAAACTGTCCTCAGTTACTTTGTCATTTGTAATCGTACAAATCTTATTTGTAAAAGTTAATTTTTGTTTTGCAATTACAAAATCGTCAGCAATAAAATCAGTAATCACTTGCTTTGTTTCATCTGATATTTGGGTAATTTCTTCCTGATATTCTTTTATAGTTGCTTCAGTATCTTTCTTATATTCACTGATTGTATTTTGTATTTGAGTTTGATATTCACTTTCTGAATTATCAATATCATTTTTATACTGTGCAATATCTTCTTCCAATTTGTTAAAGGAATTTGTAACATTTTCATCATACTCTGCTACATCATCTTTATATTTTTTAATGTCCTCGTTTATTTGTGTAAATTCAGTTTGTAATTTAACAGCCAAATCACCAGTTACTTGGTCTTTTACATCATCAAACCATTCGTTAAATATTGCACCATATTGTTCAAATAAATCTTTTGTGGTCTGCACTTCCAACAATCCAGTTACAAATCCGCATACATTTTCGTTTGTTCTTGTATCAGTTATATTTGATGTCGCAATTTCAACTGCACTTGATGGTACTATTATTTCTGCTAATTTTAAATCATAATAAATATCATTTCTTAGATTATCAATATCACCACTAAAATATTGTGCTGTTATTTGTCTTGTTGTATCATCAAATCTAAGCCTTACACTATCAGTTCTACTCGAACCTGAAGTATTTGAAGGTACTGAAATAATTAAATCCTCATCGTTATTATACCAATATCCATTTATAAAAGCACTACCAGATGAAATAATTATATTCATTCCATTCCCTGCTCTTACTCTACATTGGTCTGTGGGATTTCCATATACTCCATTACAAATAAATTTATTAAAATAATTTGCCCATTGACTAGCCGAATAACGTCTATCATAATCACCTTGCGAACCGTCACTTGCTTCTATACTATTATCCCATTCAGCATCAAAAAATCCACTTGTTTCTGCCATTTATAAATTCCTCCTTTTTACTATTTGCTGTACAGTTATTTTTTCTGTACCAAATTGTAAGTCAAATTTTTCTTCACCAGTAGAAGTTAATGATTTTGTAATACCAGTAATTTGTAAGCCAAATACTACTCCTAATTGTTCATCAACAATCGATACAAAATCACCTAAATTATAATCAACACCATATTTATATGATGTATTACTTGTTATTGCTGTTCCTGAAAAATTAATATAACTCTGATGTTCCAAAAGTCTTGTATTACCTCTTTGTTTTAACAATTTAATATATTCTTCATCTGTCATATTTCCACCTTTAACTTTCCGCTAATATTTCGGGTAAATTAATTACATAACGTAAACCACTGTAATTACTATTTATTTGAACTCTTGCTGTTAAATAATGTAAACCTTTTGTTAATGCAATTGTAAAAGTTTTTTGATTTATATAATTTGTGCTTGAAGTGGTTTTTACATTAATTAAATATTCATCATCTAATTGTAATACAGCAAATCCACTTGACTTTACCATATAAATATCTGTAGTAATTGTATATTCCATATCTGTATCTACAATTATTCTCCAATTAGTTAACGAGGTAGCATCACTATAATTGAATCCATTAGCAGTCCAAGTTATACCAGCATTCTCAAAATAGTAATCTCCATTTCCTATCACTTCCCATGAATTAAAAGTATAATTTGCACCACTAGAATTAATTAAATCATTAACTTCTTCTTTTGTATAATAGCCTGTTAAGTCTACATCAATATTTTTCAATAAATCATCTAACTCTAACTTTGTATACACTTCTTCTTTTGTGTAATAATTTGTTAAATCTACATCTACATCAATATTAGAAATTAATTCATCAACTTCCGTCTTTGTATAATAATCTGATAAATCAACATTTGCTGTATTTGAGGAACTTCCACCAGATGTAGTATCACTGCTATCTGTTCCATTATTTTCTGAATCAGCACTTTCAGTTTCTGACTGCAAATCCCTTGCATCAACATACAACTCAATTCTATCAATACTTTCTGTATCTGTTTCACCTGTTTCTACGACTTTTCTATTCTCACCCTCACCCTCACCTGCAACATATGCCATTGTATTGTATGTTGTTTCATCTTCTTCATATGTTGTTGAGGATAAATTACCTAAATTTATTGAAAAAACTATCGGTACATTTCCGTCTAAATTACCTATTGTCCTATCAACTGGTTTTATAACATTAAATTCAAAAGTTTTTAAATTTGCTTCATCGGGGTTTTCTTCATCATAATTATTAATTATAGGTTTTAATTTATACCCATAGCTATATTCTCCTAACATATCACTTAATGCAGTATCTAAACTATCACCAGTAAATTGTGTAGAAAGTTTATTTGAATCATTTGGGTAATTAAGTGATAATTCAATATATTTTATTTTTCTTTTTTCGTCACTTGGATTTATAAACAAATCTGATACCATACTTCTTGCATTATCAATTATTGTGCCATTATATTTATATGTCTTTTCAAACACTCTATAACTTAAAATTTTATTTAACAAATAACCTTTTATTTTGACCGTTGTATCTGTATCATAAGATTTTTGTCTATATTTAATTACCCCTAAAACATCATCATCAAATAGAATATAATTTCTTTTTTTTAAATTATCAAGTGATTTTTCTGTGTAAGGTACTGTTAATTCAAAAGTACCAATTCCACAAAATAATTCAGTATATTGTACAAATGTAAAAGTCCTTATCAAATCAATTCTCATTCTTGTATCTTTATCAAAAATTTCTAATATCATTTACATTGCCTCCAATCCATATTTAATTGGATTTAATTCAATTATAATATTTAAATTTTCATCATTTCCATCGGAAGTATCGTAATTGATTCTAGTTTCACCTATATTAAATTTTAGCCAAATATTACTAAAATCCCAATATTTAAAATAATTGTATTCAATAGAATTTAAATATCCTTTTACACCTTTTTCCGAACCATCCAAAGTTGTAATTACAATTTCTTCACCTTTTTCCATTGTTTTCCAAATTTGCATATATTCATTTGTAACAATGTTATAAATTCTTGGATTTTTAACTTCACCTTTTGCTTTTAAAGTAATTTTTGCACCAACTTCTGCATCACCTTCATTTTGTACCACAATCGTTCTGTAATTTTGTCTGCCTGACATAACTACACCTTGAGGTGGATTCACTAAAGGAAACATGAATAATGGATAACTACCACCAATTGATGTCTTTGTTACTGTATTCTTTTTAAACATTGGATTAGCACAATATAAATTAATCAAAAATTGACAAAAATAAATATTATTTTCACTTTCATTTGTACTATATTTAATTGATTGAGTTGGTCTACCATCAATGTAATATTCACCAATTATCATACGTATATCATTTAATGGGTTTATAAACTCATTCAATATCTTTTTCTTTTCTAAAATTTTCTCATAAACATATTGTTTTAATTCTTTTCTTGTTGTGCATTCTGCTTTATCATCATTTGTAGGAATATAAAATACATATCCAGTTATTGTGATATTTCTCTCACTAATCTTTGAACTAGAAATACTTACACCTAATTGAGTAGGATATGTATGAGTATTATGAGTTGCCGAAGCTGTATCAAAATCTATACCACCATCTTTAAATAAGTATTCAAAATTATTATCTTGTCCAAATTTTAATTCTTTATTTATTGTAAGATTTTTTAATGTAAAACTTTCAATCATAATACTCACCACCTTAAAATCCTAAATCAATCTCTTTTATTGTCTGCTTTAACAATCTTGCTGCTTCGTATTCATCAATTTTTTCATTGCTATAGAAATTGATTGTAGAGCCATTCTGCAATGCATTTTTATTATTATAATCCTGTGCTTCCGTTTTTGTTAAAACCCTCTCACCCTGGTGCAATTGCGCAATGTAACCGTTATACGGGACGTAATCCAAACCATTTGCATGAGAACCACTTATACTGCTAGATACGGATTCCGCCTCACTTTTAGCTCCAAATAGATTGCTAATAAAACTTTTCACTTTATCCAAAACGCCAGAAAACCAGCTTGAAATACTTTCCCAAACTGATTTTAGACCATCCCACAAACCGTTCATCAAATCCTTGCCAGCTTGCAGTAAGTTAGGAATAAAGTTTTTAACTTTCTGCACAATTTCCTCTAGTTTTTCATGGAACAAACTGAGAAGGTCTTTTAAAGCATTTCCAATTGTTTCCAAAAATTGCTTGCCCAAGGAAACAGCCTGTTCGACCATATTCTTAACCCAATCAATTATCTTCCTTAGAATTTCCTCCACTTTTTCCACAATCGTGGAAACTAATTTTGTAAAATACTCTGTAATTGTGGAAAGAAATTTCTGACCCAATTCTACAGCCTTTTGAATCATGTTTGAAACCCACGTTGTAATCGTGGACAAAACATTTGTAACAAAGGTTTTTATAAAGTCTATAATATTCTGGAAAAACTGCTTTATAGTATTGTAAAATTGCGTTCCCAGCTCCACAGCTTTATTAACCATATCTTTTACCCAGGATATAATTGTATTTAAAACCGTAGTAACGAAATTCTTGATAAAATCTATGATATTTTGGAAAAACTGCTTTATAGTATTATAAAATTGCGTGCCTAATTCGACAGCCTTTTGTATCATATTAGACACCCATGTGGCAATTGTATTTATAACATTTGAAACAAATTCTTTTATAAAATCTATGATATTTTGGAAAAACTGTTTTATAGTGTTGTAAAATTGCGTTCCCACTTCTATGGCTTTCTGAATCATATTAGAAACCCATTCCGTGATTGTATTAATTATATTCGCACAGGCTTCTTTTATCGTGTTCCACCAATTTGATACAAACTCTTTTATTTTTGCAATAAAATTCGAAATAAATTCCGAAATACTGCTTATTACATTGGAAATCCATTCTTTCACAGTATTTATAATGTTAGAACAGCCTTCCTTAATACTTTCCCACCATTGTTTTATCCAGTCTTTTACTTTACTTAAAAACTCCGTGCAAAAACTGGTAAATTTCGTAATAACATTGCTAATCCAATTTGATATATTTTCGAAAGCACTTTTTACAAAATTGGAAATTGCTGTTCCGACCTCAGAAAAGAAACTGAAAAGCTTCTCTTTTACATTGCTAATAAAATTTAAAACACTGCTCCAAAAATTCTTAGCCGCTTCCACTATGTAATTAAAAGCATCCTTTATCGGCTGTATTATATATTCCTTTATATTCTGCCACGTATTTGCAATAAAGTCGATTATAGCCTGGAAGAATCCTTTAATCGCATCCACCGCAGAGCCAACAATACTTTTAATCTGGTCCCATACATTACCAGCCCATTCTTTTATCGTGTCCCAATTTTTATATAATAAAACACCAATCGCAATTAAGGCTGTTATTGCGGCTATTATAATATAAACAACAGGATTTACACCAGCCAATACGCCAATTAGATTCCCAGCGAATCCAATTAATTTAGACACACCAGAAACCAATACACCACCTATGGAAATTACATTGCTAATTAAAGAACCAATCTGCGTAATAAAAGTAATAACGGAAGAAATTGCAGATATAATTTTACCGATTATAATTAATAGCGGACCAGCCGCCGCAACTATAGCCGCTATCTTAACAATCTGCTGTACTTGCTCATCACTCATGCTATTTAGCTTTTCAACCAATTTTGTAATAAATTCCGTAATTTGTTTGATAACAGGAATTAACGCTTCCCCAATTTTAATTGCCAAACCCTCTAATGCGGATTTTAACAATGTAAGAGAGCCGCCTAAATTATTCATCATGGTATCTGCCATATTCTGCGCCGCATCTTTAGAATCGTTTATTGCATCAGCCAAATCATTAAAATCCTCGTCCGAGGCGTTAATAATTGCCAACATGCCAGACATTGCTTCTTTGCCAAACAATGTCGATGCGGCCTGCGCCTGCTCTTCTTCGGACAGACCAGAAAATTTCTCTCTTAAAGTTATCAAAATATCTTTAAGGCTTCTCATATTTCCCTCTGAATCTGCCATTAATATATTCTGCAACCCTGTTACTTCCACACTACCTTGCTGTGCTGTGTTTAAATCACTTTGTGCTTGTTCAAGATTAATTTGAGCTGATTGCATACTTAATAATGCTTTTTGCGCTTGCGTTGAATTTTCTCCATATTTTTCAACAGCTGAATTATAACTTACTTGTGCTTTTTGCAATGCAATTGTTTTTTGTTCAACTTTCGTTTGTGCCTTTTGTATCTTACCTTCGTCTAAAACATTTGCAGTTTCTTCGGTTGCCAAACCTAATTGAACCATTACACCAGCCATATCGTCAGTAGGTTCTACCAATCTCGTTAAAGACGTTCTTAACGCAGTACCAGCCTGTGAGCCTTTAATACCACTATTAGCCATTAGACCTAATGCCGTAGAAACATCTTCTACGGACATATTCATTGCGCCAGCAACAGGAGCGACATATTTAAAACTCTCTCCTAATAGCGTAACATTTGTATTTGCACTGGAAGATGCTTTTGCTAAAACATCTGCAAAATGTGAGCTGTCCTTTGCTTCCAAGCCAAACGCTGTTAAAGCATCTGTAACAATATCAGACGTTGTAGCCAAATCCAAACCATCAGCCGCCGCCAGACTCATAATACCAGAAATACCGTCTACCATTTCACCAGCATCCCAACCAGCCATAGCCATATAAGTGAATGCATCTGCACTTTCTTTCGCACTAAATTTAGTACTTGCACCCATTTCGATTGCTTTATCTCTTAATTGTGACATTTCATCGGCTGAAGCTCCTGAAATTGCTTCGACTTTTGACATTGAAGTATCAAAGTCACTAGCTGTTTTTACAGCCGCAGTCCCCACTGCGACTAACGGTAATGTTACACTTTTAGTTAATGTAGAGCCTGTTGTGGACACCGCAGAACCTAACGCTGAAATCCTGTCACTCACGGAAAGTGAGCTGTCTGTAAATGCAGATAAGCTTGTCTGCGCCTCAGACAACCCAGAAATAAATTTAGACGTATCCAAATCCAGATACGCAATCGCTGTACCGACATCTACAGCCATTCTCTCACCACCTTTTTTTACGTTTTAATCGTCAAATTTTTTATAAAAATCAGAAGGCTTTTTATAGCTTTTCTTAGTATCATTTTGTATTTTTGCAACAGGCTTCTTACCGTCTTGCAATTCCCTTAAAATATAAGCAAAAGCCTCGTCAAAACAAAACGCTGTATATGCATCCTCTATTTCTAACAATTCGGAGGGTCTACAATGCATATCCAGCGTTTTATACACACCTATTAGTCTTAATATTTCACTGCTACTTACGAAAGGATTCAAGCTGACGGACACCATTCTGCGCATAGCCGAATATAAACATATATTGTTCGTCAGTTAATTCCACTCCACTCTCTTTTATTTCTTTATATGTAGGCTCTACAAATGATGCCTCACACATCAAATCAAAAATGTCGAAGCATTTTGTAAGCATATCCTCATCCAAGGAATCAAAAGAATTCGCCACGCCATTTTCAAACAAATTGTTCGCCTGTGTTAAAAGCGAATTTGGAATCTTTCCGTTTTTAGCTAAAACAAACATGGATGGTCTTTTAAGCCTTGCAACAAAAGGCTGTCCATCTGCGAATGGAGGCAATTCAACCACGCTTCCTTTAGATATATTCTTAAGCTCTTCAAAACTTGTAATTTTTAAATTTTTATTTTCATTTTCCATTTTACTTTACCTCAAATAAATTAATTTGCCTTAGGTAATTCCGACACAATATCCATTTCGTATGGCGGCTCACCATTTGCGGGTGCGGAATTAATTGTATATTCTGGTGCTCTAAATGCGCCGTCTTCCGAGTTAAATGCAACAGGGACACCCTGACAATTAGGATAAGTAATACATTCATATCCTGTTATTATACCAGCCGCATTGTAGATTGCAGAATAAGCTTTTAATTTAAATAATTCGCCTTCCTCGTCTGAGCCAGCGACAGGGGGGTTATAGCCTACAACTTTTGTCTTGTCTTCATCGTCATATTTTATTTCGCCACCTTGTAAAATCTTTACTAATTCGGGGTTAAATACATTGTCAGTTAGAACAATTGTATTGCCTGTTACAGTAGTCTTCTGTGGCTTCTGCGAAATTAATCTGCCCTTAACAATTAATGTAACTTTGTCTGTTGTTTCTGTCGCAACAGTGACCTGTATCTGATTTGCAGTATCTAAAATAATTTCATCCGCATCACTTCCATATGTCTGTATGGACACAAGCACAACATCAATTGTAGGGATTTCCGTTCCCTTTTTTATAGCCATTTTTCTTATCCTCCTAAATATTTATTTCTTACATTGTTCTTATATAAAAAACTTCGCATATGGGCTTTCACTTCATCATCATAGTAATCTGGCATATTACCTTCAATCGGCATTATTAACGGATATATATATTTGTTTAAAATCTCTTTTACCTCGTCCTCAAAATCACTCAAAACGTTATATTGGTTTTTGGGGACATACAGCATAAATTGATAATAAACCACTTGTGACGAATAATTATTAATTTGTGAACTCCCATCCTGTTTTACAACAACATATTTATTTAAACATTCGCCTGTTTTAACAGACGGAGGATATGCCTCTATGCCATTGTTATTTAAAACATCATAAATTTGTTCCCAAACTGACATATTAATTATCCTCCTAAATTACTAATTAATTTGTTCATGCCTTTTACGGCACTGGAACCTTTTAATCTTACCGTAGGCTCTAAAATGGCATACTTTTTATTTTTAGCCATTTCAAGCCACAGACCATAATCCACAGTATGTGCAATAATAACACGGTAACCATTAGGAATAGATTTAATATATCCAGTTAGTCCCTGTCTTGCCCTTCCTGTCCTGTCCGTCCACGGTCTATTCTGCTTTGCATAGCTTTCGAAATCCTTTGCAACAGTTTCCGCATACACAGCCAAAGTTGCTTTTGAACGTGTATTTAAATTCGCTAGACCATTTAAAACATCAGATATGTCAAATGTTATATCATTACTCATTTAAAACCACCTCCAATGAGATATCAAAAACCACGCCAAAACCATTTATATCATTTTTATTCGTCACTTTATATTTAACACCATTAATTATAACAATATCAAATAACTGTATTTTATCAGCATCCTCAGACAAAGTTAGAATCATAGGCTGTTGTTTTGTGACAATCCTGGAAGCATCGGAATTACTTTCTTTAATAAAATTATTCGTAGTGTGGAATAATCCATTAATTTTAATAATTTCCTCCGCCTCATTTGTGACCTGATGAAACTTATCTTTTTTATATCTGATAAAAGTAAATTCAGAGCCATTTAAAGAGATTTGACGTTTTATTTTATTTTTTAAAAACAAAGCCATTTGCATTTAAATCAACCTCCCAATAATGTCCCCGAATTACTCTTACGATACCTTTGCGCTAAACGTCTAAAATATTTGGATGTATCTGCGCATGTTAAACCACTTACATTTAAAGCGGTGTCCTCTGACTTTATAATAAACATTTGATATAATGCTTCATTTTCATCGTTACCATTCTCCTTTAAATAAAAAACGATTTCTTCGTCTTCAAAAAATGGACAACTATCTTCTCTGAGAATTCTTTTAATCCTATCAATCTGCTCGTTAGTAACCATGTAATTACACCACCTTACATGTGGGATTTAATTAACTCCCTTAATTGCTTATTACTGTTAACATTAGAGATATTTAAACCTAAAGACTTCGCTTTTGCTGTAAGCTCATCCCTGTTCATTTCGGATAATGGCTTTTCAAATTCTTCCTCCGCATCTGCAGTTTCATCAAAGCCTTCCCATTCATCTTGCACATCGACTTCATTTGTATTGCTTTCTGCATTTTTTAATGTTTTTTTATCCGCTTTAACATCTTCAAAATTGGGAGAGGCTTCAGAAAGCCTCCACCCCGAATTAGCATAATAATTGTTAAACGCAGATTGCGTAACCTTTAAAGTCTTGCCATTTTTATAAATTTTAATCATAATCTTATGACTCCTTTACATTTGTAATATCAGCAATAATTATCTGGTCACACTGCTCAAAACTTGGCAGATAAATCATCGTAACTTTTGTATCTACATTAACTGGGTCTGTACTCTTAACGGTGGTTACAGCAACACCAGTATCTGTAATTGTAACATTAGCCGCAGAACCATTCATAAGGTCGCTCTGCTCTGGTGTTGTACCAAACCAGCCTGTGCCTAAATTTCCGCTTGGAAACAGAACAAATGTGTCATCTGGAATATACTGCTGTACTGTGCCAGATTCGTCTATAAATTTCTTGGTATAAACAACAACCTCTAGATTTAATTCTGCGCTTAAATACTGCATTACTTTTGTCCTACTAACAGGAGCTGTTGTATCTGTTCCCCAAATTGCCTGTCTGATTTCATCATTTTTAGTGATATACGTAAATGTTATATTAGAGCATACAGCCCTTGTTGGTCTAACGCCAGTTTGCTCCTCGACTGTGTCTTGCCACTCCCTAATATCGTCTACAATGTGAGCTGTTTTATCGCTCCATGCTTTCTTCACTTCCACTTTCTGCCAATCTTCAAATCCATAATCATAATCATAATTCTGACCATTTGCAGAAATTGAAATTGCGCCTGTGGTAAGTAACTGCATTCTCATTCTTTCTCTCTGCGCTTTTGCGCCATTTAAAAGCGCAATATCATCGTTAAACACCCTTACCATTACGGCATCTATATATGCCTGATTGCCTGTTTCCAAAACCATGTTTAACTGCTGTCTCAGCTCTTCATCAATATACATCGACTCTTTAAAAAATGGCATTTCAGCCGAAACCTTACTAAATCCAATACGGTTTCTCTTTAAAGCAACAGTATCATAAGCACTTGGTTTTAATACAATTGGTAAACCCTGTTTGCCTTTAATCCACTTTAAATCTAATCCTAATTTTTGCTGTGAAGGAAATAATTCCTCTCCTAAAAGATTCTGTGTCTGGTCATCCTTAGTCTCCCAATATGCAACAATATCCTCGGATGTAACCAATTCAAATATGCTTGCCATCTCACTCTACCTCCAATTAAATTACTGTACAAAACTAATCATTTTTAATGCAGATTTAACGTCTTCTGTTATCTTTTCTTTTACGTCCGCATCAAGTTTGCTTTCGTCCACAAAACCAAAAATTAAAATCTGCGAATTCGCATTACCTTCTGTTACATCCACATCATGCAAGATAATACCGACTGGACTTTCCGTGGAAACTGTAAAAGCCACACTCCTGTTTGACAGACTGCCTGTGACTGGTGTTCCAGCCTTAATAATCTTCTTGCCATTTGCATCAACATCCACATCAGAATTTGATACTATGCAAGGTAATGCTACCGCTCTGTCTTCTGCGATTAAAATTATCTTACGTGAAGTCGCAGAAACTGTTTTAACACTTGTTTGATTTAACATTTTCTAATCCTCCTTACGAATTAAAATAACTTGATTTCTTTTTGCTGTCTTTTGAAGTATTTGCCAACCTGGCACCATAACTTCCTTTTTTATCGTCCGATTTTCTACGTGAATGTGATGTATCATGTCCTGTTCCTGTGTCTTTATTACTTTCGTCTGATTCTTCAAAGAAAATTGCATATTTTGCTTCACTTCTCATCTTTTCTAAAACTTTCGACAAATCATTTTTATCGTCAATTTTTAAGCTTGCAATCGCAAGGACATCATCCACAGATTCCTTATTTACACCAGCCATAATACATGCTAATTTATTTTCTGCATCCACTGCTCTTTTTTCTGCCTCGGATTTTAGATTTTCAGATTGCGATAATTGTTCTTTCTGTTTTTCTTCATCAGATTTTTGACTGTTAATTAAAGCATTATATAATTCCACAGCTTTTTTAGCCTCTTCCTCAGTTTTAAAACCTAAAGAACTTAAAACAGAATTTTTACCTTCTTTCTTTTCTCGGCTCATCATCTTATTCACTTGCGCCTGTGTAAAAGTCTTTTCTGTTTTATCACTTTTCTTACTCTTATCTTCAGCTCCACCCTCATCGTCAGTTTTTTCGTTTTCGTCCTGGCTTTCATCATCCAAATTATCAGCAAAAAACTGTAAATTTAGTGGTATAAATTTCTTTTCTAACATTTTCTTTTCTCCTTTTAATTTTAAATTTCCGATTTTACGGTTTTATTTATTAAATCCTTTTTCAAGGTAAAACTACTGCCATATTTTTTTATCAAAAATTTTTGATAAGCTATAAAATCAGATTTAATCTTTTTTAATTTATTTTCCAATCTTACATCATATTTTCTTCCAAATTTCTTTCTTTGGTCTATTTTAAATTGATATAATTTAATCTGCTGTAAGTATGTTTCTGCCCTTTTGTCAATCATCAAAACAAAATAAATTTCATTGCAGTGCGGACAGATAAAAAATGTTGTTTTTAAAACCTCATCATTTTCATTTTTATTTGTCGAGGTTAGAAAATCAATGTCTTTTAACGGAAAAGTATTCTTACACTTAACGCATTCAATTATCTTTTCCTTTGTTTTTTCCTGTTCGTATACATCCATATCAAACACTTTTATTTCTTGCATTATTTCTTTCCTCCAGATAATTAACACTGAAATAATCAAATTGATTAAACGCTGTATTAATCGCTTTCTGTATTTGTTCCCCAGAACATTTCTTATTAAATCCGTAACCATACATCTTATTATTCTTTACTGCATTAATTATAATTTTCATTTTTTTGTACCTCCATACATTTTAACTTTCAATATTTTTATTTTACTTTATATAATATTACTTATGATTTATTATAACATATTATAAGTTATCTGTAAACCATAATTTCTGAAAAACTAAGAAAAAATCACGTCCATTTCCTTGACGAATTTAGTAATCTGATTATTTAAATTTGAGTCACCATTACCTTTTGCCCAATCGGATAATTTATCAGCAATTTCGTCATAGCTTTTTGTAATTATTGTTGTAAAAGTGCACATGCCATTCGGGTGGTCTAAAGGCAATTGGTCTTTCGGAAATATACCAGCCCCCAGACCATAATTATCGTCTTCCGCTCTGCTTGTACACAATTGACAGACCCTGTCGGAATTACTCGTCTCCCATTTATACGCCTCTATGAACGGATTACTCTTTGTTGTTCTAACAAAGCTTTCCTCGTATGCATGGCTTACCATCGTCCTAGCTAATCTTTGTGCGTTATAATCAATCTTTTTTCTTGTGCCAGGATAAACTTTACTCCAATCCCAGTCTTTTCTAGCATTTGGATTAACATATTTTTCCAAATCTTTCGCCAAATCATACGTACTTTTATTCTCTGCAATTCCTTTTGCAACAATATAATCCAATTCATGGTTTTTAACGGCGTTATCCTTCCAGATTGCAGTACTTAGGCTCCATTTGCCATCATACAACTTGCCCGAAATTAAATCTGTAACAACGTCTTTAGGTACATGCATAAATGCCGTACTGGAAACCGTGTCGGAAAACCCCATTTTTGACAACATTACACCATTACTTCTTACAACAGATTGCGATGCCATTTTCATATTCCGCATAATTAGCTTTTCCGTCTGCTCATCAATTGTTTCCATATTCTTTTTTATTTCCTCCGTTAATTCACCCAGATATTGCTGTCTAAGCACGGAGGAGATATTTGCTTTGTCTCGCATTTTTATAAATTTCATTCTTTCGTTTATTTGTTTTAAGGCATCTTTATACAGATTATCTATCTGCTTCTGTTGCGCCTTTGTAATTTTATTTCTTTTTCCTTCTGCTACTGCAAATTCATTTTTAATTTTATTTTTTTTAGGCATCTAAACATACCTCCTTAAGCTCACCAGAGCCTCAATATTAAATTTTAACTTTCAGACGATTGTTTAACCATATTTTGTTTCGTCTGCTCATCCAAGTCATTCTGTGCACTCTCGGAGGCACTATCAATATCCGCAGAATCGTCATCAAGGGAATTATTGTATTCGTCCTCGGAAGGAATCATTTCAGAATTGTTAAAGAAATCCTGCTCTTTCTTAATCTGCTCCAATTCCTTATCAGCATCCTCATCGGACAATTCACGCCATTTTTTAATGTAAGCTTTTTTAGACATTACCATTGCACTAACTTCCGCCAAATCCATATTTTTCTCGGATTCCTCGTCCTGTGGAAGCGGATAATTATTCTCCACTTTAATTTCGTAATTAATATCTGGTAATTGCAATTCATTTGTATATTTCACAATTGCCTTCGGATATAACTTTCCACCGTCTATTATTGCTTTTGCAATTAGTTCAAACGCTGGCGCCCAGGCTAACATTTTCTCGTCGCATCTCACGGTTAGTCCCCAATATAATGCGTTGATTGTCTTACCGCTTGTAATTACTCCTTGCAATTGCTCGGAATTAATATTCGGAACATCCACCTCGGAATACATTGCATTTTCTATTCTGTCCAATGTAATCTTTAAGGCGTTGGAATAATTCATTGCTGGTTCTAATATTCCAACATTCGCAGTTAAATTCTCATTTACACCTTCTGAATCCGACTGTATATCCCAAACCGCACCTGGACCAGTAGAAAGATTTGCCGTACTGTTCTTAGACCCATCTATAATGTACTTAGTCGGATTCATGGATTTCCTTTCAGCATCCTCGTCTGCATTTGCCAACTTGCTATAATGCTTTTCATAACCTAACAAATAGCCTAATTCAGACTTGCCTTTTAAATCTCCTGTCAAACCGTCATTTAGAACAATTGCAACAGGGATATATTCAAATTTAGTCTTTCTGCGTGGGGTTAATTCCTCAATTAATTCCCCCAGACCGTTAAAGATATATTCCTCAACGTAGACAATTCCATTTTCTAATTCATATATTTTTTTTAGCCACCTTTGGTCTTGTCTGTAATTTGTATCGTTTTGATTGTAAAACATTACTATTTTAGTTAATTCTTCTGTTTCGTTTTTTTCATATAAAAATTCCAAAGAATTTAAAAATGTAATTGAAATTCCTGTTTCTTCCGAAACATTTAAAACAATTGCAATGCGCTTTCCAATGAAGCAGTCTTTTGCGGCTTTAATTAATTTGCTGTTGAACAAATTCTTATTTAAAACCTTATTCAAATAATCTTGCAGAATTGTATTTTTTTTCTTGACTTCACTCGAAACGTCATTTACATTAATATTAAAAGTCGGCGGATTAGCGAATAAAAATCTTGCTTCTTTATTAATTATCGTAGAGGCTTTTTTATACCTTAAATCACTCGCCACGTAATCTGCGTTTGTTCCCTCCGTTAAAAATTCCTCGCCTATTTCATACTTTTTATAAAGATTAATTATCTTTTCCATTTCAGCATTATATTCGCTTCTGCGCAATTCCGTTAAATCGTCTTCTATTATAAAATAAGGAACGCTGTTATATGATGTAATTACATCAATATTATCATTTTTTTGATTTAGCATTATTTCTTCTTCTGACATTCAATCACCGTCCATTCGAAACCTCTTTAAATTTTGCCCTTGTATTCTTACCTACAATTCCATCTTGAGTTAAACCTAATCTTTTCTGAGCCTCTTTAATTGCTGTTATTGACTTAACACCTATTATACCATCAATATCTGATTTATTAATTAAGCCAAATATCCACAAATGCCATTGCACCCACTTTGCACCATCACCTTTTGAACCTAAAGTAATTGCTATTGTCGGCTCAACGAAAGGATTAAAATCTACAGTAATTTCATTATTGTTCTTACTGTCAGTAAAATTATCAAATTGAGTCAAATTGTATTTATTAACTACAATCATATTTGTATTAACGTATGTGGAACTTGTAGCATATCCATCAGCCTTGATATATTCTAAATATTGTTTAGCTGTTATCGCTGATTTTAAATTCGAATATCTTGAACTGCTGATAAAATTAAAATATCCCTTAACTCCTTCTTCCATATTTGCATAAACTCTAAAATTATCTTTTATTGTTGTTAGCGTTCCAACTTTGTATTCTTCTTTTGTTGTTAAATTTACACCATCACCTTTCCAACTGCTTCCACATTTCATACCAAAGTAATTGTGATACTTATACCCTAAAGAACTTGTTCCATATGCACTTTCTATGCAAGCCTGGGCAATAATCGGGCTTGCCACTTTGTAACCATATAATTTCGCATATTTTTGAATTAAAGGCGATATTTCTCCGATAAAAGAATTAATTTGCTGTACCGATGCCATCTTCGGTTACCTCCACTGTTTCCGCAGATAATGTAATTCCGCCATATTTAACTTCATTTACAATTCCCTCAACTAAAGTGTTTAATTCATCATATGTAATGTCAATTTTTAACTTAGTATTAATAAAACTCTGCACTTGCTCCATTACATATTCTTTTTTTCTTTCCGCTTCTGTGTCTTCAAAAATTTGCTCTGCACATCTTACAGCAATTGCAATATATTTTAATAACTTGTTATAATTATTATCCCCAATTTTATTCTTAATATATGGTATTAAATATGTTGTAATTATAATAAAACAAATTGTTATTATACACATTATTATTTTTACAAATAATTCACTTGTCATTTTTAAAATTCCTCCCCTATAATTTCTTTATATTCTTCTTTTGTTATCTTTCCTTTCACAACCGCATTTCGCACCATTTCCTTAGTCCAAAATCCACTGTCATAATACTTTTTAATCTTTGTAAACATCTTCCATTTCCTCCTCACTTTCACTTGGCAAGTCAACATCTGCCATCATTGCGATATAGTCTGTTGTTGCTTGTAACCTTTCTAATGTTGCAGTAGCATTTTCAATCACTGTCTGTGTTTGAATATCGGTTGTAAGTTTTTTATAATTGTTCATATTAATTTCTCCTTTCTTAGCAGATACAAGCGCATGGAATGTTAAATAAATTATCTCCTGTTAATTTTACATAAGCAGACCATACAGCACCAGTAGACTGAATAACTCGTACATGGTCTGCCTCGACTATAGTAGAACTACGTACTATTACACCTATAGCCAAAGAATGATTATTTAAGGCATATATTATTCCTCTGTTAAAAGATTCGTGTATAGGTCTTGCACTAGTTCCATTTCTCTGTTTCCAGTACTCCCAAACTCCGCCCTCACTGCCTGCTGTAGTTAGTGGTCGAATTGCCATATTCTCAAGTGACGGTAAAAAGAACGTATCGCTTGTTGTGTCAGTAACTCCTCCATCTGTAACATTGTTACATACGGTTGTTATCTGAATTGGTTTCAAAATAGATAGGAAATCATCGGGCAAACCAGCCATAAATCCGTTATATATATTCAATTGTGATGGTGCTACATCTGCACTTCTTCGAGTTACATTGCTACCATTTCTTTCAAAAGTTGTTCCCCACCAATTACCCTTAGTTGCCTTAGAATTTAGCCAAGCACGTACACCACATTCACTCCAACGATTGTAACCGTAATTTGCTACGTTACTATCAACCGTTCCACTTGTACTTAAAGTATTATCAGGTTCGGCGGCATCAAACTGAATTGCCTCGACTGTGGCATAATGTGACTGTATAATCATACCTGGAACAATCTGACCGTCAGCTAAAGTAACATCTTGCATGTTTACAATATCAAAAGGCATTTCATATTGTGTTCCATCTGTGGCTGTATAGGTTGTTACAATTTGGTCACCCACTGTAAAGAGCTTTTCAGCCTGTCCCGACTGAACTATTCTCTGTATATCTGCGTAACTTAAATTCCCAGGGTCTACCTTTGCGCCAGCGATAACACTTAAATAATTTGCAATTTTTAAAGCTGTTTTATTTGTCATCAATCTTTGCTTTTCCATTTATATCTCTCCACTTCAATTTATAATTCTTGGCATACATATCCTTCATCATCAACAGACAGGTTTAACTTTAAAATATTATCAATTGATTCTGTATTTGTTTCTACTTGCTTTTGTACAGTATTTAATGTTTCAGATACACTTTTATTCTGTTCGTCTGTATATTTATTCGCTGTTTCTACTGCTGTTTTCTTTGATGTTTCAACATCTGTTAATTTTGCGTAGCCTGTTAAATCAATTTCTGTTGTCCCCAACAATTCCCACGCATCATTAGCCCACAAGTACTCATTATAAATATTGTTTCCTGTTCCGTCATTCGGAACAAAATAAAATGTCCCTGTGACACCTAAAATTGGTAATTCGTCTACAATTTTAATATCTATTTTTGTTATACCAGATAAAGCTTTTGTTATTGCATTTTGCACATATTCTGTAGTTGCGCCTGTTGTATCATTTACATCTTCGTTTGGGGTCGGAAATTTTACATCGCCTGTGAATTCTGCGCCACTTAAATGTGCCAAATCAGAAACATCTTTTTTTATTTCGTCCGATATATTTTGCACATCAATTTTAATCTGGCCCGTTTCCGTTTTAATTTGTTCTATTTCTTCTTTTGCAGTTTCTAAATCTGTATTTATTGTATTTTCCGTTTCAGCTTTTATTTGCTGTGTGTCTGCTTTAATCTGCTCCACATCAACTTTTACTTGTTCAACACTCTGCAAATCCTCGGATACTTTATTAGCTTTTTCCGTTGCATCGTTATATTTTTTTAATATTTCCTGTGATTGTTCTTCTACCTTTTCCGCTAATTCTTCAATGTCATCTATTTTACTTACTTGCTTCTCCACATATTCTACTTTGCTGTCCATTAATTTGGTAAATTGCAAATACCAATTCTCATCTGGCTCAATTATTTCCCCACCAATTGCCAAACCATTAACAATAGTATATGTAGCTATCTTTGTCTTCCAGACAAAATCATTATCATGCAGTGTGCCGTTAGCCCATATCCCGATTTGCAATGCACCAGATGTATTAGTAACACTGCCAGAAATTAACCAGTCTAAAATAATATGCTTATTACTATACCTTACATTTATAGGTCTGTCCTCATCGCTTTTATTATTAATTGTATAACCGATATGGAAAGTCATATTGCTTAAATCTACATTGTCCGAATATCTGTCTAAAATAAACTCCACGTATTGGCTATTCATTTCACCAGATATAGATATTTCATTTTCCAAACTTTGTATTTCTTTTTTAATTATTTCAATTTGACCGTAATCAGAAATATAGTCTTCATATATTAAATACGAATCAGAATATGTATATATTTCATCTTGGTTTTCTTCGTTTTCCGCTTCCTGCAATAAATCGTCAATACTAGCCATACTTAAAACCTCACTTAATTATTTTGTTCGACAGATATCATATTTGTTGTTAATTTTGTTCCATTTCTTAAACCCATTACTTTCATATAGAATTTGCTACCACCAAGCACTTCTTTTGGAATTTCACATACATCATCTTTTAAAATCTTGCCAATTTCCGTATCGGATAAAATTGTTTTGAACACCGCAACTTTGCCAAAATTATTCCAATTCTTATCAAAATTTACTTTTACTTTTAAATATCCCTCTGTTCCCGATACAATATTATTAAAATCACAATTTTGGTCTTTTTCTAAAATCTGCCCATTTACATTAAATATCAATTCCCTCATTTTCATCGCTTCCCTTATTCTGTTCTTCCTGTAATCTTACCTTTTCACTTTCTTTTGTTTCAAAATATGACTTCGTACAATAAACTAAAAATACGCCAATTATTTCTGTTACAATTAATCCGCCTAATGTTTCTGCAATATTTTCCTTACCTAAAAATGCCAGAATAAAAGGAAACTGCAAATCAATCAATGCGACATTAATTATCCTGTCCATCATTTTTTTAGTGTACGTTTTAATTCTGTTACTTTTCGGTCTCATTTTCTTTTACCGCTTTTTTGACAGCCTTCACTCCAATCAAACCATGCTTATTTTTAACAACCTTATCACCCTCTGTAAGCTCATATAAAACGCCAGGAGCGTAGATTTTAATCTTTTCAACATTTTTATCGTCATCATAAAAAACCGAAGCTTTGCCTTTTCTACACTCATCGTCAAACCAATTTGGAATTGGTTCTCTACCTATTATAAAACTCTGTGTCTTAACATTCATTTTCATTTCCTCCTATTATCAAATCTGCGAATTCAATAATCCTACCACCACGTCCCATGTAAAATTCCGTATTGCAGTGATAAATAACCCATCTCTCATAATGACCAAATGAATAACAAGTATCTTCGCCATACTTCTTATAACAAGTATCTTTCATAGTGCAACCAGAGTATGTGAACCACCAATACCCACACTCATAAGCCCATTTAATGAGTTCTTTAGCTTCATTTTCTGTCTTACAGTGAATAATCATTCCACGTTCAATTGGTTTTAATTTCATATTAATTACTGTCCTTTCTATGATTAGCGCCTAACTTTTCCATGAAACATAGATTTCTGCCACTGCCTAAAACTTTAAATTGTGGCTCTTCGCCTGTTAAAATAGATAACGCTAATTCCAAGCCATTGTATAAGCCACAATTATATTCATCTTTAACATTTTCTGCTTGTACATTTTGTATTTCACAAATTTTACTAATTTCCTTATACTTCTGCATTAATATATCTTTTTCTTTTGTTTCTTTTATTTCTTCTAAAATTGCATCCGTATCCAATATTTCTACAATATTATCCACGTCAGAGCATTTTGGGTAAAATGGCTCGCCGCCAAAATTAGATACTTCATGGGGACAATTATCCTCATATTTGCAATAATTGCAATAATCCTCTATGCTATGCTCATTTAACCATTTGTCAATTTTTTCTTTTTTATTCATTTTTCACACCTCTTGATATTATCTGATAATAAAATACCAATAAATAAAGACCAAAGAATAAGTTAAAATCATTAATAAGATTACGGTCATAAAACATTATTTGTCCTCCTTATTTTTATCAATAAAATCCGACAAAAATGAGCCAACGAATAAACCAAATAAAAACGAAAACATCATTATTAAAATTAACATCCCTATTTCTTTCATCTCATCCACCTCTCTTACTATTACTCTTTCTGCGCTTGACATCCGCTACAGTTATATCATCTAAAGCGTACCAGATGGCGGAAAATGTATGTGGGTCTATATCAAAATGCCCATAATTAAGACTTCCGTCTTTATTCTTTTTATAGGTTAAATCTTTTAGCTCTTTAATTGTATTAATACAACTTCTAGCGCATATCACTCTCACGAATCTTTTTACTTTTTTAGTATTTGCAATCCTACTGCCCTCGGTCTTACTGTCTGCCAATTTCCGACAGGGTCTCATATTAAATCCCTGTTGTCTGTAATATTGTATAGATTTAGGCTCTGCACAATCAGCTTTAATTAATTTGTCTTTTATCTCATTATCCCATTCCACCAAATCCACTGCAGTTTTATCATCTGTCATATGGTTTTTATAATATTCGTCATAAATGTAAAGCCATCTCCTGTTAATATCTATTGCCACTTTTACAACAGCATTATAGGACACCTCAAAGCCAAAATCCATGCCAATTCTGTGCCATTCCTCTGATATTCCTGTTACTGCATTATATACCAATTTAGTATCCATTATTTCAAACTGCGGTAACACTCTTAATCCTGTTGCACCAAATCTGCCTAATCTTGCAACAAACCATAATGCTCTATCATAATTCTTCATTTCGTCTAATCTTATAATATATTCTTTCGGCAAAAATGGATTGTTATCACAAGTGGAATGATGGTAATACACACCGTTTTTAACGAGTATCTTCTTATTATAAAATGTCTCGTCTTTTACAATTACTTTTGTACTTCCATCTTCTTCTGTTTTTTCAAAAAAATTCTGGTACACCCAGTTAAACTTCCCAACAGGATTACACGTTAAAATAAAATGCATACTGACACCTGGTGTTCTGACCCTACCTAATAATTCCAAATATGCACTTAAAGTAATTTCCGAACATTCTTCTATCCAGACAATAGACACACCATTTAAAGATTTAATCTTCTCAGTGTTGTCCATTCCTTTAAATATAATTTTAGAACCGTTCGGAAATACAAATTGTAATGGGGAAACCTTCCAGCATACTTTTGTCTTATGCTTCCTCTCCCCTTCTTCTGCCAATAAATTCGCATCGTCTAATACTTGTTTAATTAAATCAAACGTGGATTCTTTATGCGTTTCATATACTTGTCTTATTACGCATGCTTTTCTTTTTTCAGCATATAATTTCAATATTATCTTTTGTACAACCGAATGCGACTTACCACTGCCATAACTACCTACTAATAGATATTTTTCATAATCCCAATCAAATATAAAGTTATCAAAGTGTGGGGATACATACATCTGCGCTTTCATTCTGTTTCTTCACTTTCTTTTTTATCATGTTTAAATAAGTAAGTTCTTTCTTCAGTTAATTTTATCTTGGACAGATTAATATTACTGTCCTTTAATGTCTTACATATTGTATCCCATTCACTTTTAAATTTTAATACATTCTCTTTTGTTTCAAACTTATTAAAATCAGGCTTACTTATTTTATTCTCTATATTTCTCAATCTTCATCACTCCAGTCTTCTGGCCAGTAATCTTTATCTGTTTTTTTATCTGCTTTTTTATCTATTTTAGTTTGAGTAGCTCTATTTGCAGTTTTATTTAACTCTATTTTATTTGATTTAATTTTATTTTCTTTTTCCAAAGTTTTTTTGTTTTTATTTTTTGTTTCTTTTATGTCACTATTCTTAGTTTTATTTTTATTTGTTTTTAATTCATTTTCCTTATTTTTTAATTCTTCTAAATTATTTATTTCTTCTATTTCTTCTACATCTGTAATTTCTTTTTTATTCTCTGCTTCTGCTTTTTTATTAAATATTACTTCTTTATTTACATTATCCAATTCTTTATTCTCTTCTGATT